GTTCGTGAGCCTCTGGGTGATCCATCTAAGTGTAAAAACTCATTGATTCTATTAATTTCACGCAAAATAATAGATTTCAAGTGTTTTTTCTTAGTCACCTTTCCAAATTTCACCCCTTCGGATAATAATTTGGTTACTGCAGTTGTTTGGAAAGAAGCAAAATTTAAGTCTTTATTTTCTACTTCATGATCGTTATCAATTTGATTGATACGTTTCACTTCCCAATCGGAAAGTTCCTCCCAACTACGGCCAAGAGCAAAGAAACCATACCGAGAAAAGAAAAATTTTTCTGTCTCTTCTGTCATCTCGTGTGTTTGGGTGTTATGGAGTTCCCAGTCCTTGTAAGTTCGATCCTTACAGATTCCTGGCAATTTATTTAGAATAGGAACATGATTAATGTCCTCCGAATAAAAAACATCTTCAATGTTTATCTTTTTGAAACTCCATCCCGTTTTTGCGAGATAACGACCAATTTTTGGCCCTGGCATGTATCCTTGTTTGGTAGGGTAGAACAATTTTTGGCAAAAGTCTACTTCTGAGAGATTTTTTGTAATTTTTCCTTTACACACCCACCCTAATTTACAAGCGAACAATTTATAATCGTCGATATCAAATTTTACTCGAGAAATGCATAGCATATCATCTCCTAAGAGACAAAAAGCTACGTCTTTCCCGATTCGATACCCTTTCTGCTTACAAAAATAGGTCAGTATGTGAGTGTGGATCATGGTGTTCCCAACGCTAGTGTTGAGTGCACCTGTACTTCTCCCCCCGATACGCACTGCGCTACCAAATCCATTAATACCTTGCATTCTAACAATTATCTGGTCATCAAAGTATCTATGGTATGCGAATTTTTCTCGTTTTCTCATGGCTTGGAAGTATTCTGACCACTCCCACGTAAGCATGACGTAATTAACGCTCCTATCAAACTTACTCATATCTGTACAGACATAATACTCCGGTTGTATTATATCCATCCATTTGTTAAACCATGTTCCTATATGCTCTCCATTAGTTCCGGAAGCCCATAAAATCGGAGTGGACTCCTTCACAAAATGGCGTTTCATCTGGTCTGAGAAACCAGAATACCAAGGACCGAGAGTTGCA